TAAGGATTTAAAATAGTTACTGTTTTTGAAACTGCCCCTTCGTCAATATAGCTAATTATTTCTAACGTATTGGCTTCGTTTGCTGCATCTGTCATAAATCCCAATATCATTTTTTCTCCAGTCCTTGTTTCAAATTTTGAAGGATAATCTGTTAAGAATTGACTTGAACTATTTTGAAGTACATATTTGTTTACTGAATAATCTAAAAATGTTAACGGATCAAAAATTCCATTATAAGCATAGCCAGAACTTGTTGTTAAGTTAGTGCAATTAGTTATTCCGCTACTTGCACCGTATTGCTCACCAAACTTTACTTGATAATATACAATAGAATTTTCGCATTGTTTAAATGTAGTTGTGTTATCTTCTGCATCCCTTGTAAGAAAATTTTGTACTATTCCGCTTATATCAAAAACACCTGAGCTATTAGTCGGATTCTTGCCCACTTCTAAACGTGTATATTCTGATGAACCATTTACATAAATATCTGCTATGTATCTGAAATTCGATTGAGCTACATTTGTGCTGCTCAATGTAAATATCATTTGATTGTAAGCAGGTGCATAAGTTGCTGGTGTATTATAAATTGTTAGTGCCATTGTGGTTGATAATCGTTAGCTATGTCTTTTTCTAATTGTGGTATCTCTATTGTTAGGAATTTCTTTCCTTTATATCCAAAACGTTTAATCGTTCCGTTTTTTAATATGTTAGTTGCTATTGCATAACTCAAAGACCTTTTTTCTTCTTGAGTGTTTGTTATTTTTTGTAGTTCTGGCTTATCGCCTATCCATTTTAAAATCTTAGGTTGTAATGCTTTTCTCTTTTCTTTAGTGAATCCTTTTGGCTTTGTTCCCTCTTCTAAATCTTTCCAATAATCTTCAATCTCAATCTTAACTGTTACTATATTGCCATTTTTTGTAGTAGGTAATGGTTTTATAGATTGATAAATATTTCCACTTGCTACAAATCCAAACTTATCTAAATTGTTTAATACTCTTTTAATAAATTTATTTACAGCATCGTTAGGAGTATTCTTATCTTCTAAGTTGTTTAAAAGATTGTCTAACTCTTTTGAAACTTCATCTTTAATTACACCTATTGCCATTTATTCCTGTCTTTTATGTAACTTAAATAGTTTAAAAAAGCTACTACATTCATATTTAAAAAGTAATCCCATTTTGTCCTATCCTTACCGCTTAAATTATCAAGTGTAACATACCAACTCCAATAATCTAAGTGTTTTTGCTGTTCTGTTCTTTCAACTCTTTCTGTATCATCTCCCTCGCTTCTTTCATTTGATTTACCAAATAATCCTCTATAGTTGGATATAAATTCTCTATAAGTTTGCAAAAAAAAACACAGAGAGGATAAACGATTCCAACATTCATTGACTTTATGTGTTCAACTCGCTCTTTGTAATCCATTTCAACCTCTTTGTATTTTAACCAACTTAACTTGTAAGGTTTAACAAACATTGCTACTAATTGTGGCAAGTTTGCAATTATACTTTCTTCGCTTTCTGTTAACTTTGCTAAACTGATAAAGTCACCAGCGTTTAATTTAGTAATATCGTAATTTACAATCCAACGATAACCATTATGCTTAAATACTTCAACAGCTTTCGGAAACTCCATTTGAAAAATAAAGTTAACAGACTTAATTAACTCTTTCAGTTGGTCTATTCTTATTCTTTCAACTTCATGGACTGGTATATCGGCAATGATTGAAATTACTCGAATTTCACGATCTATTGCATCAATTTCTTTGTCACGTACAATATCGTATATCAATGGAAACTTATCTATTGATATTTCGTGCCATGTATTTGGAATTGTAACTGTCATCATATTTAAAAGTACCTTTGTTTTATAATAGTGTGTATCTGCCTGTTTTGTATTTTGAGTAAGCATGGAATCCTAAACATGAAGCCATAACCCCATCGTCATGAAATCCTGATGGTGCTGAGTATTTAATCACTCTGCTTTTTGGATTATATTCGTAGGTAAACATCTCCAACTCTTTATCCAACCAATCCACGTTTAAAAATTTAACCTCTTTATTTTGATTTGCCACGATTAAAGATTCAACGATTTCCTTTTTGCTCTGATTTGTAGTAACGAATGGTTCTATTGTGCAGTAACTTGCACATTCGTTTTGTAACATTTCAAATATCACATCACCGATTGAGTTTACCTCAACTAATGCTGTTTGTACATTATTTGTCATCAAGCCTTGAGCTATATTCTTAACTATGCTTTGCCAGTCGGTATGTCTCCACCTTTCAATATAAAACTGTTCGCCTTTTTCATTGAATATAGACAATACAGAATAATCATCAGCTCTTCCTAAGTCAATACCAGCAAATGCCCTTCCATTTGCTTTATTATCACTTAACAGCCTATTATTGAACAGTGTTGCTGTACCATCTACAAACTCGGCTAAGTATTCTTGTCTAAATACCATGTCAGGCAAAGTCAATTTAGCATCGTCAATCTCTTTTGGGTTTATCATTGGATTGTGATAAGAGGTCATTGTAAAGGACTTGTACTGCTCATTTATACCATCCAATTGATACATTTTATAGAAATGGTTTTTACCTTTTGGAGTGCTGATTAATAAAACCTTTTTACCTTTTACTAAAACAGTTGCCCTTAATACTTCAGTCCATGCTTTCTCATCCATAAATGCAAACTCATCACATACAAGGTAATCAAACGTGAAACCTCGAATGTTATCGTAACGTTCTGCTGAAAAGAATTGAATTGTTGAACCTGTGATATATTCGAGTACTAACTCCGACTGATTAACCTTTCTGTAAATTTCAGGTCTTTTGGCAAATGCTTTAAAACAATCGTCAAATACTTTTTTGCTTTGTTTATAGATAGGGCTTACCCATGCTATCCTTATTGACTTATTGTTTAAAGCCCAGAATAACATTTGATTAATAGCTAATAAAGTTTTACCAAACTGCCTACCTATGTTGATAACGTAGTACTTATGGTTTTCTTTATTTATACTATCATGTATTTTCTTCTGGTTCGGATGTGGATTGTATAGTACTGCTTTCGCCAAAGTCTGCCGTGAATTTCATATTTCCTGTTACCTTAACATCTTGTTGTTCGATGTAACCTCTTTTCTTTGCTTTACACTTTAAATAAAACATTGTAGATAAAGGATTGCCTTTTTTAATCTGTTGGTGCAATGCTGATTCAGCAAAGTCTAAAGCTACATTGTCAATTTCTTTTACTTTACGTTTATACTCTTTATCTTTCTTTAACCAGTCATAATGAGTATCACGATTAATACCAACCTCTTTACATGCACTTGAAACAATGTTTAAATGTTTTTCGAGTGCAACTAACATCTTTGCCTTTAATATGTCGGAATTTGACGCCATTTTATGCGATTTAAAGCATTTTCTTTTATAAAGTACCAATATATCTCTCTAAATACCATTGAGCCTTTAATAAGTCCTCTTTTGTCTTTGTGATGTCTTTTTTACCTGCTCTGCTAATATACTTAACTACATTACCTAAGTGAAAGTTTAGTTCCCATGCTTCTATTACTTTGATAGCTTCATAGGTTGTATCTCCACCGTAATGTTTTGGGTTATTTACTGCTTCCATCTTTTATAACTGCTAAAAGATATTCTAATAGTTGTTTTCTGCAATCTCCACAACCTAAGTTAAAAGGTTTATTTCCACACTTAACTGCTATATCATTTAAGTCAGTCCAATTAAATGTAGGAGAGTAGTTTTTCCCCATCTGCTCCCACTTTAATAATTGTTCTTTTATGTTATCTGGGATCATAATAAATACCTATCGTTAATCTGTTCAATTAGTGAAGCCAATAATGCAAAGGTAAAAGGAATAGTCAATAAATCAAAATATCCGGTGAAGTTAATTATTTGGTAAATTAAGAAACTCCAATAAGTTAAGCATAACGGACAAGTAAATGGTTTTCTCATTAACCATTTAGGCTTAGGAATGTACTTTGCTATTATGTACGTAGTTGCTAAAAGTTGTATCATTCTATTGTGAATCCTTTAATGCTTATTTCAGGAATTTCGTGTTTTGTGCTTACTATTGTAGCCCATGCTCCTTCGGTCTTTAAGTTTCTTCTATAAGGGAATAAGTGCCATACTTTATCTACCTACTTTATTGAGTACCTCTTTAGTAAGAAACATAAACACTCCACCACAATCTTGATATATTTCTATATCGTCTTTTATTATAATTTTATTATGTATTTTAGTTAAGTAGAGTAAATGGTTTTGTTTTGAATTTATAAAGTAGTCAGCCCACCCATCTTTAATAGGGTAGCAGTCATCATCAAATAAGAAAATGTAATCGTTATCTTGCAAAGTTTTTAAATTTTCATTTTTTGAATATGCAACTCCACGATAGTGTACATCTTCGTGAATGTGTAAATGATAGTTATTAGGCTTTACTTTTTCAAATTCTTTAAGCCATGTATCAATGTATTCACTTCTATTTGGAGTGCTTGTTACACCAATTCCAATAGTAATTCTTCTTTGCGTTTCTCTGTCCATGTGTTTAAATTGTAGTTTTGATTTGTGTATTCTTTTAATTTCTCTGCATAATCCTGGCGCATTTGTGAGCTTTCAGTTAATTGCTTAATTGCTTTATACCAACCGTTAATGTCGCTATTCTCTAAAAATATCGCTGTATCTTTTGGGAATATGTTATAAGGTTTAACATTTGAAACTATTGCAG